GATTACATGAGGTTACTTACACGAACTCTACGGTAGTAGTTGTTTGTGTTTGGAACTAATGCCTCAGTAGCTTCAGTATCTGCCTGAGCCATTGGATTAGCAGCCATACCATAACGTGTTTTGAAAGCAATCCTTGGTTGGAAATCAGCTTCCGAAACCGCACGGACCATTTGTAATGGAACGTATGGGCAATAGAACAATCCTGCATCGTATGCAGATGATCCACGATAACCAGCAACATACCAGTTGTTAGCCTGAGAGGCAGTAACAACGGAGTTGTAAGGATCAACATGAACTTTAATCCGACCACCGATTGTACCTACAAAAGTACTTCCAGCAGGACTTGGATCAACATTCAAGTTTCCAGCACCAAGATTTCCACCTACATCAAGGGCACCAGCCATTGAAAGTGCAGATGCAATATCAGCTGAAAACATCAGAATGTTACCTTTTCCTCTACGAGTTTTGATTCCAATATCGTTGCAATCACGCTCGATTTGGAAAATCAAACCTTTGAATTTCTCTACGGACCAACGACCATTGGCGTCTACATCCATGTCGAAAATACCAGCAGATGAAGTAGCGATTGCTCCTTTTGATGCGACTGTGTAAATTGTACGAACAACTTCACGATTGATTTCCGAAAGGATCTCAGTCGAAAGAATGTTTGACAATTCGGATTCTGCATCCAGACCATGAATAGCTTTCAGATCTTGTGCAAGTTCCATTGTGTAAGAAGCACGCAAAGCACGAGTTCTTGCCGTGACTGTAGACTTTTCAATGGTAAATCCCATGTCTTTGAAAAGATCACTTCCTGTACCTGCAACTTCACCTTCTGCCGTTGTCATACCACCACCAGCACTATACACACCAGATGTAGTATCACCCCAAGCACCAGCAGCACCAGCTGTTGATGTTTCGGGAATTGTACCAGGCGAATCGTTCAAGACACCAGGCTCAGCACCACCGAAAGTGGAACGCTTTGCACCAGCATTTGCAGCAATCGCAGCTGTCATTGCTACGTTATCAGCTTCATCAAAAAGCGCTTCAGCACCAGCTGGTCCGTCATAACGTGACTTCATTGCGAAAATGAGTCCTGTGGGACCACTCATAGGTTGTACACCACAAACATCGTATGCCATCAAATTAGGCATAGCTCTACGAACTAAAGAAATCAGAATTGGGTCCCAATTTGACATTGTTGCAGAATTTCCAGTTACGTTCTGGGCTTCTGACAACATCATGGACTGATCTTTTTTCAGTTCATTTTCTTGATTCTCCAAGATTACAGAGGTAACCGCACGTTTATAGGAATCAGTGATCTCTGGGAGATCGGGATGATTCAAAACTGGTTGCCACTTCTCTTGGAGATGTTCTGAATTAAACATATATTACTCCTTTAAAAGTATTCAGATTATTTTTTGTCCCGCTTTGCATCTTTTCCAATTGCACTCATATAATGAGCCATTGTGCCAGATGATTCTACAGGAGTTTCAGTACTTCCTTCTTCAGTTAAAACTTGACCAGTATTAACTTCTTTTTCAGCACCGAAATAACTCTCTTTTATCGTTTGAAGTTTCTCTTTGTAAGAATCTTCATCAGAGAATTCAACATCACCAACCAGACTTTGGAACTTCTCAGTTTCAGTATCAGTCATCCCATCAGCAATATCAGAAATCATGGACTCTTTTACAAGTTCACCCTTCTGTTTTCTCAACTGGACATTTTCTTCCATCTGTTTGTTAAGTTTTTCTTCTAACTCTTCGATCTTCGTCAAGTTAGACTCCAGAATGTCATACTTCTCATCTGGAACATCAATATAGTGGTCTTCAAACAACTGTTTCATACCACTTATGAAGTCTTCTGCAATTTCACCTTTGAGACCACGCTCAATGGCTAATTGATTGTCTTCCATCCATTGTTCAACAACATAATTCATGTAATCATCAACCTTCTCAACTAGGTCACCCATTGTTGATTCGGCAAGATCTTCCATTACCTTGTCGTTTTCTTCTTGAATCTTTTCAAGTTCTAC